CATCTGTCCTGCACTACGTGCACAGAATGATTTACGTCTCTTAGCAGCTTTCGAACCTTTTTTAACCTTTCCAGTTACTGCTGTTTTTAATTTACTACCAGGATTGGCTTTACGATAGGCTTTGACACCTTTCGTGGTCATCCCTGCTCCAGATTTAGTCTTTCTAAAATTACCAGACTTAACTGAAGTCTTGATACCCATACCCTTTTTTCTAGTAGTTGCCATAACTATCTATCCACAAAATAATACAGTGTTAGTAACATTAGTAATAGTAACTACAGCAAAATCTGAAATACTACTACCGTTTGAAGTTGTTAATATACCCATGCCAGGAAGGAACATATCTTGTGTGCCAGTAGCACTAGCTGGTGTTGCTATATTTAACAATTCTGTACCTGAACTACTATTTAAGTTCATTTTAACACTACCTGCTGAACCACTAGCTAAATAATAAAACCCTTTTAATCGGGTTCTAGGTAAAGCTATTGACCCAGTTGTTCCTATACTTACATTACCTGCTGAAGCACCTGAAGCTGTAATACTTGTAACTTTAGCAAAAAAATTACTAGAATCAGCTGTGCCAGTATCAGCACCTGTGACGACTTCTGTAGTTGATTTTCCTGTTAGAGCATCAGCCACAGTAATACCAACGATAGTGAAAGTATCTCCACTGTCGTCTCCTGCTGAAGTAAATCTAACTTTGTAACCAACCCCGTTAGGGCCTGCGTCATCGGTGAGTAAGGTCAGAGCTCCAGCACCCGATATGGATGCTGCTGCTCTATAGTATGTAGCACTTGTGGAAGGGGTTACTGCCCATATATCTCCATTACTGCTCATATTATTCTCCTATTAACTAACTGCTGCACTAAAAGGTGTAGCTAAGTTTCCAGTACCACCTGTGATAACTGAAACACTCCATTTAGTTGAACTGATAGCTGTACATGTGATTGTAGCGTGTGTTACACCACCTGTTGTGCTTCCATTTAATGTAATAGTATCTGATGCAGCTGCTGTTACAAATCCTTCTGTATTGTCATCTGTATCTGTGTCAACGATTGTTGCTGAACCAGTCATAATGTCATTTGCATTTGCAACTTGAACTATTAAACTTCCTGTTTTTGTTATTGAGTTAACTATTGTGAATGTAGCACCAATGTTATTTAGATTGTCAATATCAGAACTTGGTCCTGAACTTGCTCCGTCTGCTGTTGCATTTAGTGCTGGTAATGTGTAAGTTACTGCTCCAGCAGCATCGTTGTGTACGATTTTGCCTGAGTGTGTAGCGACTGTTAAAGCTACGCTTGAGTCAGCGTCTATAACATTACCTGGTCCTGTGTTAATAAATCCATTTTTGGATACTACTGGACCCGAAAAAGTTGATGTAGCCATTATATATCTCCATACAAAGTTAGAACTTATCTATCGTGTATGCGTCTGTTCGGGGGCAGTTAGATAAGTTACGTTGTTCCCGATAAGTAAATTATACCTACTTTGAGAATAAATAAAAGAAAAAAGAAAACCCAGCGAGAGATTAGCTGGGTTTCCAAAGTAAGTGTTCAGAACTATGAAAACTGAACACTCTCAAGTGTGCCTATTAAGCACCTTGTGAGCCCCACATTCCTAATGGGTCGGAAAAACCGAATGAGTATCTTTCACGGGCTTTGTATCTTACATTACCTGTGTCGAAGTCACCGTCCATAGATGTAGTTAATGGTGTTCTTACAAAGTATTTCATACCATTTGGTACATCTGTTGTTAGGAAGTATCCATCAGTATCAGTTAAGTAATGATTGATAACATATCCTTCAGGAATTGCACCGTTGTTTTTCAATGCGTTGATATCGTTATCAGCTGTACCTACTCTTTGGTCAGTATCTAATAGACGTGTAGCAACAAATTGCAACGCTGGTGGGATGATTAGTTTACGTGGTTTAGCAGCAATCAATAAACCTCTTTCATCAGTCCAAGCAGCAATTTGAATTACCGCATTTTCTAATGATGACTCGTTTAAGTCAGCAGCTGTTGATTGAGTATTACTGTTTGTACCACCTGATACTAATGGATGGTCTGTAGCAAATAATGATTTGCCGTCACCACCGTTCGCATCAGAGAAACCATTGTTTAGAATGTTCGCAGCTTTTACTTGTTTAGTATTAGCCATTGAACGTGCTAAAGCTTTTGTGTATCTCGCAGATAAAGTATCGTAAAGGTTATCCTCTACAGCTTCTTCTGTTAGTGAGAAACCTAAAGCTATGGTTTCATGGTTATATCTAGCTGTGAACGCTTCTTGAGCATTGTCATAGGCGATGGCTGAACCTTCGTCTTTAACAGGTGCTTGTCCAAAACCAGATAGTTTTGTTTCTTCTTCAAAACTACGTTCTGATGTCTCAGATTCGTAGATTTCTGCGTGCTCTTCTCCATAACGACTGTATTCCATTCCGAATAAAGCATTAAGGCCTGGGAGCAACTCTTTTAATAACTGAGCTCTTGAAATTGCCATTGTTTATTCTCCTTTATATACCTGTTGCGTTAGTGTAAGAATGCTGAGCAATATTGAACTTCACTAACACGTCAGTAAACGCATCGCCTACTGAAGAATTTGGTGAGTCAACAAAATCAACAATTCTGAATCCCTGTGTAGTAGTCGCTACTGTCGCATCTAGTGCTGAAGTAGAGTTACCTGTCACAGTTGAACCAGTTGATGTAGATTGTACTGCAGCTAATGGAGCGTTTGCACCAAGACCAGCTTGGGCTACTGACGCATCAGCTTGTACTTGAAATACTACATCAGGGTCATCGACAACATATCCAACAGCATCAGATGCTACTGTGTTTGCTGGAAAATATTGAGCGAAAACCTTTTGTTTTGAGTTTGGGTCTGTATAAGAACATCCAACGAATACGCCTACTGTTCCTGCAGGGAAAACTGAAGAGTTAGAACCAACAGTGGTTACTATCTCAAGTGTTCCTGCTGTAACGATAGATACAACGCTTCCGTTGAAGATGTTTGTGTCATACCCAGACGCTATTTTAATTTGACGAGTAGAACCAGCATAAGGCTGTCCACCAATCAAATTTACGGGCTTAAGACCGTAAGGTGCGGCTGTTGATGCCATAATATAATCTCCTTAAAAATTATCTTTTGCCTTTAGTCACAGTAGATTTTTTATCAGAAAATAACGGCATTCTAGGGTCGTTCTGTCTCATTAGGTTGTTATCTACAGCCTGTTCCTGAGCTCTAGCTTTTTCCTTAAAATATTCATTTCTCTGGTCTACCATTTCCTGTGGCATTTTACATAATAGCAGTCCACCTACTTCAATACCGTCTTTGAATCTTGAGTTAGGGTCTGCTGGTAAATTTACTTCTGGGTGCTCTGAATGTTTCACAGGTTCCCAGCCTTCACGCATACGGGAAGATACATTTAGATTATCAGCTTCATTCACCAATGATACTCGAACCCAACGATATGCCCAGCCAGCTTCATGCTTGATTTCTGGTAATGTTGAACGAGGTTTCCACTGTTTATTTCGAACTTCAGTCTCTTCACGAGTTACTGCTTCTCTACTTGTGCGATTGTTAACTTTCTTATCCATTTGTACTCTCCGTTTTAATTAATTCACGTGCATATTGCTCTGGTGTTAGCTTGAATTTCTTTGCTAAAGCTAACTGTGTTTTAGTTAACCTAACCTTTTTAGGGCCAGTTGACCTTGTTGCTGGAGCAACTACAGTTGAAGGTTTGCGTTGGGCAGGTTTTGCCTCTTCCAACGTATCAGTGCCCCCAAAATTTTCTGGGAAGCGTTTTTGCATAGTACTATCAATACTACGATAATATTCGTCAGACGATGGGTTTACCCCATTTCTAACTAATTTTTCATGCAGTCCTAATGCCAATGAAGTCATCTCTTCGTCCTGTCCAAACCATTTGTTCTTTTCTTGCCAAGCCATAGCTTTAGCATCTGGTTGTGGAACGTTTGGTCTAACTGTATCTTGCTCTGAAGATACCGCATTTTCTGAAGTTTGTAAAGTCTCTTTAGTAAATTGAGGCTTTCTATCTCGAGCTTGTCCTAGTTTATATTGAGCCTCGTTCATTTTAGTTTGAGCTTCTACTAATTTTTCACTATCACCAGCATCATAAGCTTCTCTGTACTCTCTTTGAGCAAAAGCTAAATCAGCTGTATATTTATCTTGAAGAGTCTTAAGATAGTCTTCTTCTCCTGTTGAAAGTGTTTGTTTAAGCTTTTGATTTTCCTGCACAGAAAGTGTCGCTACTCTTTCAGCTTCTTGTCTTTGTCTTTCAGAAGCTTCTTTAGCACGTCTTTCATCATGCCAAGCTTTTTTAAGTTGAGCCATTCTGTTTTTTACTCTATCTGAATATTCATCTAAAGTATCAGCTTCAAGCTCTTCTTTAATATTCTCAGGTAAAGGGTCTCTGTTTCTGTCAGCTTTAGGAGTATCATCTTCTACTTCTATATCAAAATCTAACTCTAACTGCTCAGGTTTAGCTTCTTTTTTTACTTCAGCTTCAGCTTCAGCTTTAACCTCAACTTCCTTTACCTCAACTTCTTCTCCTTCCATTTCTAACTCTTCAGGAATTTCATTGATTATTTCTGCCATCTTTGCTCTCCATGTTATGCACGTTCGTAGCCACGTGGGTCATCCACTACAGCTTCTACTGTGTCGTCATTAATAATGCGAAACTCATTACCAAAAATTTTGATTCGAGTTCCAGAATATGCCCTAGTTATAACGAAGTCTCCTTCTTTACACCAAGGACCTGTTGGGAAACGAGCCTCATCTTTATAAGCTGTGTCTCCTAATTTCATCACAAATAAAACAACTGTTGAATGTTCTTCAATATCCTTTGCTTTATCTGATTTAAGTATCCCACCTTTATATGTGTCTTCTACTTGAGGAACTGCACATAATATGCGGTAGCCTTTAACATCAGGTAATTGAGCAGGTTTACTTTCTTCAACATCTGTTTGTGGTGGATTTATTGGTGCACCTGATGCCGATACTATTTCTTTATTTGGGGTTTGTATTTCACTCATCGTCTTCCTCCATATTTCTCATCATAGAAGCAATAAGACCTTGAGCTATTTGAAAGCCTCTGATAACACCACATGCGTGCATGTATTGTGCGTACTCTTCAGCTCTACCTTGTGCCATATCGTCTTTCATGCGTTGCTCTTCCTCGCCTAATTGACTAGCGAGAACTTTTAACGTTTCATCCATTTCTCTCTCCTGTTTTTAAGTTTGCGTATTATTACGTTCCTTCTGTTGTTTTACGGCTTCAGCACCTAACTTAGTGCCTTCCATAAATTCTTTTGCATCCAACTCTTTTTGTTGGTTGACTGCGTCAGCACCAATCTTGGCACCAGCGATTCTTTCTTGTGACTCTAGTTTGTCTTTTTCTAACTGAAGTCTTGCTACATCAAGAGTAGCGTCATCTGACATTTTTTTAGCTTTTGCTTGAGCTTCCATTTGTTTAATTTGTAGCTCTTGTTGTTGCATTTGTATTAGTGGGTCTTGCTGTTGTTGCTGTTGTTCTTTCTGTTGAGCTTCAGTCATATTTTTCTGTAATAACTGCTCGCTTGCTTTAGCAACAAGTCTAGATAATTCAACTTCCACATCCTCTGGTAAAGCTTCTTCTGGTGGAGGTAGTGGAGCTCCAAGTTCTTCTTCAAGTTTCTGTCTATATGCAAACGCAATATGTTCTGCAATATGTGCTTCCATAGCAGAATAAATTTTTGTAGCGTTTGGACTCTGTCCTATCATTTCACCTACGATAGGGTCTTTTATAAATGACATATGAGTTTTAATATGAGCTTCTGAATCTTGGTAGATAAATGCTTTCACAGGTTTACTGTTCATAATATTCATGTTTTCAGTAACAGGATTCATAGGTTTCATATTATCTTTCTGTGGTATTAATTTATTTGCGTTCTTAACACCAAGTACATCCAACATCTGACGATTAAGCTCTATCATGTCGTAGATATCTGGGTTCTGTTGTGCTAACTGCATAACCGCTTGGTACTGAACTACTTTTTGTGACATAGTTGCAGCGTTAGGGTCACTGACAGGTATAACTTCTACCTTATCATAATCACTTTGCTTCGCCATTCTTGAGCCTGTCTCAGGCGTAT